TTTTGTCCTTCTGGCATAGTTTGTTCTCCTTCTATGTTTAGTATTTATGAAGTATATCTTCAGGGTTATCTATAGTTGCTAAAACTTCATCATCATTTAGCAGTCTTACTTCTCCACCGTCAATTTGGATCCTGGATCCAGCATAACGAGCAAAGATTACCCAATCACCCTTCTTGCACCAAGCGCCTTCGGGGAATTTAGCTTTATCATAAGCATGTGGCCCAACTGCAAGTACCAAACCACAAGTAGATCCTACTTGTTGTTTTTCTAAAGTGTCTTGTCCAAAGTACAATCCGCCTTTAGTTTTTTCTGGCATTTTAAATGGAAGAATAACTAATCTCCATCCAGTGGGTTGTGGTAATTTTGTATTTTCTTTTGATTTTAAACGTTCATACCCTTCAATTTCTTTTTTGTTGGTATCTTCGTATTTATCTAAGAGTGCTGATTTAATCTTTGGGACGTCCGATTTCAAATTCGATGATGTTTTCGTCGTCTCTTTCGTTTTCTTTTCCATGAGCTTGCTCCTTAGGTTCTAGCAGGTTAGAGATTTCCTGAGATATTATTAAATAGGCTTGTGCCTGTCCCAACATATACTTGTATTTCTCCATGTTGTCAATACCACCACCAATCATAGCATCAGCTACATTTTGATAGGCATCTTTTAAATATTTCTGTATTCTAGTTATTACTACTAATTCTTCATTTAACATTTGCTTTTTTACCTTTATTTTCACCTTTCTTGATTATATAGTCTTGAGTACCATTAGCTCCTGTTTCTACTTCTTTTTTCAGGTCTCTAAATAAACTCATCTGTCTTAACTTCTTATAATTCTCTTTTAAAAAAGATTCTATTAATTTAGTATCTCTCATTTTTTACTTTTATTTTCTTTTTAGAGTTACATTTACATCTAGGAGCAGTAAACCATTCAAACAAATTGTCAAGGATCGCAAAAAATTTATTAATCATTAGCAATTCCATTTTCTTAAAGATTTATTAATTCTGCTATTTGGATCTCTTGCAGTCTTAGCTGAAGTACGACTTTTTTTCATTCCTGACATTCTTGCACAAAAAGATTTTCTACGTTTAGCAGCTTTAGATCCTTTTTTAAGTTTAGAGGGTTTTGTTGTAACTGCTGTTTTTAATTTAGAACCTGGATTTGCTTTTCTGTAAGAAGCAACACCTTTTTTATTAAGTCCACCTGATTTAGATTTGCCTTCTTTTCTAGTCCACGCTGGAGTAGCCATTACGCTCTTCTAGTTTTTTTCTTTTTAGGTTTTTTTGCTGTCTTAGCACTATTTACAAATGCTTTTTTTGTTGGTGCACCTTTAGATCCAACTTTTCTCATCTTTTCACCTGAGCCGGCCTTGATTCTTTTTTTTTTGGCTGCGATGTTCGCATATAATCCACGTTTAGCCATGATTATAAAATAAAAGCTATGATTAAAACAATAGCTGTTCCAATAACAACTTTTTTATGTTCTGTGTAAATATGTTTAGCTTCATTAATAGAAGTTCTTATAATTTCTAACATCATTATGCCCTCACCATTTTAGCTATAGGTGATTTTTTACCTGGTTTTTTTTTACCTTTAGCCATTAAAATTTTTTTCTTTAATGCATCTGGTAATTTTTTCTGTGCTGTTGTTAAAGTTTTTCCACCATTTCCGTATTTTGTTCTCATCATTCCGCCACCCATTTTTTTTGTTCTCATCATTCCACCATTCATTTTTTTTGTTCTCATCTTTTTTTCCCTTTTTTTAAAGCTTTGCCAAATCCTCTTTTAGCGCATCCAACTCCGCCACCACCTTTATATTTAACTCTGCCACCCATATTATATTTAACTCTTCCACCTGATTTAAAGGCTTTAATTTTTCCAGTAGGTGTAGAAATTCCAGGTTTTGCGCCTTCTAATTCTGATAAATTTTTTGCTGTTTTTTTAATTTTTTTTTTTTCTAAAAATTGTTCTAAATTAAATTTTCTATCACTCTTTTTAGAATTTTTAAATTCATTTTCTTCTATCATTTTTTCAGTCATCTCCTTAGATTTTTTATTAAATCCAGGATCTTTCTTTTGGTTTTCTATTTGAAGTTCTAATAATTCTGATTGACGTTGTGTACTTGAACCTGGCATTATTTTTTTGCTCCGTTTTTAAATATCTGTGTTCCCTTTATACCATAAATACTTGCAACTACAAGGATCCATAAATTAGTAAACCATTTTGGTAGCTCTGAGAACATCTCAAAGAACAGTTTTACTTTGTCCATAGCGGTTGGATCATCTGATACGACTGCCCAGGCTAAAATTGCTATTGGCAAACTTAGAATTATTAAAACTGCCTCGTCCTTCCAATCTGATTGACGTGCTTCTAACAGTTTTCCTTGGTAAGCTTCTGTTCCTGCTGCCATTTTTGATGCATGCATTAACTGTGCATCTGACATAGCTATTTTAGTTCTCTGTTTGTTAGCGTAAATTTTACTTCCAGCAGAGACGGCTAGTTTAATAGCTGAAAACCACATTGGTTAGTACCAAGTAGCTGTTTTATTTTTAGATGCTAACATTCTTCTAGTACCTTTAACTGAAACTGTTTGAGATTCGTTAGGCTTTGTCATTTCAACTGGTTTTTCAGTAAAAGAAATAACATCTTTTTTAGACATGTTAGTTTTGTTTTTATTTTTTATCATAATCACCTCTTTTTTTTAGTTTTTAGCTTGTTTTAAAGTTTTTTTCAACTTTATTCGTCACCGCTTCTCATTATACTAATATTAGGCATAGTATTCTGTGTATCAGGCATCAGGTCTTTTACGTTAGGTATACTTTTGCTTAAAATAGTCTTTTCAATAGAAGTATCAGCCCTCAAATTTGCTAATTCTTTGTTTTGCTCTAACTTATCTTCTTGATTAACTTGATTCATCATTGCTCTCATCTTATCAAGGTCCATTCTAGCATCATCATTTTTCTTTTTCTCAGCATTTTCTGCTGCTCTGATATCTAGTTCTCTTGCTCTTAGTTTAGCAATAGGATCATTGTCAAATTCACCTGTAAGTTTTTTCTCTTCCTTCATAAAGTCTTCCATCATCTCAGCAATCAATACAGCTTTTCTAGACTCTATCTTTTGAGTTGCTTGCATTACTTGTTGTTGAATCTGTTGAGCCATTTGTGGATTTTGTTGAGCTTGCGTTTGCATTTGTTGTAATTGTAATAGTTCATCTTTAAACTCTAGTTCAATTTGCTCTTGAGACATTATTGAAATGTGTTCAAAAATATTTTTCTCTAATGAAGACATAATCATAGGATTATTTCTAGCAATGTTAGTAGACATAAAATGTAAGTGAGCCGTAATATGAGCTCTGTGATCTTGTCCAGGGAAAGCTTGAAACTGTGCTCCACCTAAAGCATCAATGTGTTCTAATGCCGGATCTTTAGGCATAGGTTGTTGAGGCTTAACTAAAACTTGATCAATATTTTTTACACCTAAGGCTTCATACATATTTCTAAATGCTTCATACATATTATGCATCTGTGGATTAGATTGTGCCAGCTGCAATTCCGTCTGAGCGAGGGAAATACGTTGTGTCTGTGAGAAAATGTTAGGGTCGGCAACTGGCAATATATCTACCCTATCATCAAAGTCAGATTGTTTAATCGTCTTTTGACCCCCAACTACATCATACGGATATTCTTGGGGTAGATATAATTTGAATACTCTTGCTAGTAATTTAAATTCATTTTTTAGAGCAGAGTAAATTCTTTTGTGAATTGCAGACATAGTTCTTGAACCACGTTCTAATAATGCAACTGTAGTTCCAACTGCTGCTTGTTGATTACCGTCACCGACTTGTAAATCAGCAATAGATGCAAATCTTTGTCCTGCTGCTACTACAGTACCCATTAACGCTAATAACGTTTGACTAGGTTCTTTAAATGGTAACATCATAAAGGAATCTTTTAAATTTCCACCAGGTGCATCTACATCTCTAAATTCACCAGGTTGAATACTTTGGGCATCATCTCTAATTCTAATTCCTCGCATTTTAAATCCAGCGGGAAGATTAGATAATGTTCCTGCATCTAATAATTGTCTTAATGCTGAAGTTGCAGTTCTTGATAATCCACCAATCATGTGAATTAAACCAAAACCGTAAAAACCTAAACCAGGTAAAAATTTAAAGTGAACAAAATAATTTACTTTTTTCTTTTTTAAATCTCCAGGTTCATAATTTCTTTTAATAGAAAGTATTTCTCTTGAACCTTCTTCAAGAGTAACAATGTACGGAATTTTAATTCCTGTGGGCTCACCAGTCTCTTGGTCCATATCTTCAAAGCCTTCAAGATCTAAATCAATATGACACTCTAATAAAGTATAAACATCTTCCTCTTGTGTTTTTGAAACACCTTCTAATTCTCTCTCTTTTTTAGTAACATCTGATTCTGTATCCGCAGGTGTAGAAATATCAATGTCTCTATAGAAACCTGCTACTTGTTGTTTTCTTAAATCATTTTCTGAAATTTTTATTTTGTGAATAATAGCTTCTGCATCATCTAATGAA